GTGAAGATGGAATTGTAGCTCCTCTCCGATCCTGGGAGTATATGTCGGGGGAAACTCTGGACATGACTCACTCGTTTGAACGTGGGCTCTGGCCCCAGGAACCGCTCTTCGACCCTGAGAATCCGCTCGACGTAAAGCTCCTCGCCGGGGTGGCCGAAGTCTTCCTCGATAAGAAGTCGGAGAAGGTTAAGTGGCGCTCAAAGGTTCTGGCCGGGGCTGTTATTATGACCGCCGAAGGCTGGATTACCGTATCCGGCTTGTGGCTCAGCCGTGATCGACGGTCGCACTCAGACTATCTGAATCGCGCGCGCGCCCCGAACAGGTTTTCGGCAGCTTGGATGGCCTATCGTGAGGACTGGTCAGACAATCATGTCGGTCCCGTCATCGAGTACGAGGTCGTCAGCTCTTATCATTCCTCTGAGCATCGCGAGTTAGAGCGCTGGCCGCTTCTCGAAGCGAAGAGAGAGATGGTCATTCGCTGGATGCTCACCGAAGCTGAGGTGGACGAGACGCCATGGTGTCGCGTTGTGGGCGTCAAAGAACCTCTGAAACTCCGGGTGATCACCGTCGACGAGCTCACCTTGATCGTTCAGACAACGGCTTGGCAAAAGGTGTATCATAAAGCGCTCCGCCAGATACCTGCTTTTCGGCTCTTAGGGCTTAAACCTGACGTCGGTCACATACGGGACGTCTTCGATGAGGTTCGCAGCGTTGATGGAGCAGGTCCTGACCACTGGGCGAGTTCGGACTTCTCGGCCGCGTCCGACGGACTTCCTCTGGTTCTTTTGGATGCCCTCGAAGCCCGTTTAGGCAAGCGTCGACCAGCCTGGATGGTCCGCGCCTTACGGGCAGGTCTGGCCCCTTCCGTGCTCGATTACAAGAATCGCGACTATGGTTCGAAGAAGCTCTCGGAATTGTTCACTAGTTCTGGGGTCGAATATGTGAACTTCGGCGGTCACTTGCTCGTCGAGCAGCGCCGGGGGACATTGATGGGTCGAAAGGTCTCGTTTCCTATCCTCAGCATCTGTGTCTTCGGGGTCCACGCGTGGACGCGTCGGGTCCTAGGCATGGAGCCGCGGTTTGACGGGATACTCGTCAATGGAGACGACCGTCTGTCTCTCACCACCGTCGCCTTCGACAAGCTCTTTTGGGACCTCTGCGGCCGGATTGGATTCGGTCGTTCGGAAGGGAAGTCGTATCTCCACCGCTCCTACGCGAACATCAACAGCCAGAGTTACCTCGTCGACGATGGGCAGGTGGTCTTCGTCCCGACGTTGAAGGTGGGTCTCATGATGGGTCAAAAGAAGCTCGACGAGCCATTCGACCCTACGTCGGTGGTCACGACGCTGCTGGATAGCTGTGTGACTGCTACCATGGAGCACTACGTCTGTAGGACGTTCTTGACGCTCCACAAGCCAATCCTACGCCAGCGTCTGGCAGGCCGTTCGCTTTGGGCGGACTTCTCTCTCGGTGGCTGTGGCCAGCGTCGACCATCGTGGTCCGCGAGCCTCGGCTACTGGAAGTTCGAGTGGGAGAGGAGGCCCGGTCTCATCTCGCGTGCGTACGCGCGGGTGAAGATGGATGGGGCCCACGACCAGTACCACGAGCGTAGATACGAGAGGGCCCACCCTGGGTACACGTATAGTACGAGCCCCGCGGATCCTGTCGGCGCCGTTAACCCGTGGGACCTGAATCGCCATCTTGAAGAGCAGGAAAAGGAACAGTGGGATCTCTTTCGGTCTCTGAGGCTCGACCCCGTGACGATCGGTCTCCTCGCGAGAGGTATCAGCGAGAGCATGTTCCGCAACGGCCGTATCGTACCGAGGGTTTCGGGAAATTCTCCCTGGAGCGTATCTGCTAGGGGTCCCTGGCGCCCTGACCAGCTTGATGAAGCGCTGAGTGGTAATGGCGGCGCGAGTCTTGGCTTGAGCGACCTCAACATGGATGAGGGTCGGAACCTTACGCTCGTCACCCGCTTTGTCGTGAGCACGCTTCCTGGAGTGGACCATTCGATCCCAACCTGTCCGACGTGTCTTTGTAATTATTACACGCCTGATAACTGGCTGGCATCGACTGGTCTGTATACGAAGCTCTGCTGGACCTGTGGGGACGAAAGCCGTTGCGAAGAAAGCCTTAGCCTTTGTGTCTAGATGGCACTGCGCTCCCGAGCGCAATATAAGTACGGGATGTTTACGAGCATCTAAAATACACGGGAGCGCTTACGAGCGCTTTACAAGTACGAACCTGGGATGGTTCCCCGAGTCCCTTAGGGTATATTGTCCTTTAATTAGGATCTCTAAGTAGGACCGTAGATTAACTTCCACACGCGAAACGCAGGACTGGACCTGTTGCAAAACCCAT